AATATGGCCGTACTACTGGTGACACTATTAGAGGTATTGGTGTATTTGTTAAAACATTAAGTGATATTCCAGGCATCGGCTTACTTGGCAAAGCATTTTACGAAACCAGCGCACTAGGGGCATTAGCCAGATTAGGTAAAGAAAATAGACCTGCTAGAGAATTACCAGCTAATGAACAACGTGCAGCTGGAAGAATAACTGCTCAACAATTTAGAATAGAAGTTAAGCAAAAAAAAGAATTAGATCGATTACGTGCGGCAGAAATTGCTAAATTAAAAGAAAAATCTAACGTAGATCAGTTAAAAGATAAGTTTGACATAGAGCGTATTGGTCTAACTAAAGCCCTTAATGAAGCAACCGATGGTGAAGTTAAATTACGCCTAAAAGCACAGTTAGCCATATTAGATAATAACGAAGCATTAGCAAAAAAGTTATTGGCTGAGATGGAAGGCAAGAAAGCCACAGAAGAATTAACTACTCAGTTTTACGCATTGAGTGAAGCTGCTAAAAACTTATTATTATCCTTTGGAGTTAGCCCAGATCAAATTGGCCCAGGGGGAACTATTACTGCTACTGGTGGTCGTGGCCGTATGGGTAACCTTGCAGATGTAGCAATCAATAACCCTTATTTTGGTTATAGTGATGCTGCTCAACAATTAGGTTTAGCATTAGGATTTACGCCAGCGATGAGCCAATCATCATCACCAGAGATTAGAATAACTGTAGACACATCTGCGGCAGGCGATAGGATGAGCCAAGCTATTGCAGAAAGCATACAGATCGCTACTCGTAATGGATACAGCACAGTACCTGCTGGACAAGGGTTTTAATGACAGTACCAGTAATTAATGCAGTAATTAACTTTAGCACTGGCCCTAGTTTTGCTCAGGCAATGATTTTAGATACAGGTATATTAGGCACAAATATATTGGGAGATTCAGCAGCTGTAATTGTAGACGTATCTAATCAAGTAAATAGAATTGAAACTAACCGAGGCCGTACCGCTCTTAGCGATCAATTTCAAACAGGATCACTTACATTACGCATAGTAGATCAAAATGGCGATTTTAACCCACAAAACGTATCAGGGCCTTATTACAATTTATTAACACCTATGAAGAAGGTGCAGATTACTGCTACCTATGGTTCTACTACTTATCCTATATTTGCAGGATACATTACAAGTTATGTTACAACCTATCCAAATGAATCCGAAGCAGATTTAGCCATGACTACTATACAAGCTGTAGATGCTTTTAGATTAGCCCAATTAGCACAGATAAGCACTGTTACTGGTGCAACGGCTGGTGATCTATCAGGTACTCGTATAAATCAAATACTAGATGAAATTGACTGGCCAGTATCACAGCGTGATATAGATGCAGGTCTTACCACATTACAAGCAGACCCAGGCACTAACCGCACAGCATTACAGGCTTTACAAATTGCAACAGAATCTGAGTATGGCGCTATCTATGTTAGTGCCGATAATAACTTTGTATTTCAAGATAGAGGCGTAACTGCTGGGTCTATTGGTGGCACACCTACAGTCTTTGCAGATGATGGCACAGGCATAGATTACTTTGATGCTACCTGGATATTAAACGATGTATTGGTATTTAATAAAGCCACTATTACTAGAGCTGGTGGAAGCCCACAGGTAGCCCTAAACCAAGCCAGTATAGATAAGTACTTTTTGCACAGTTACTTTTTAGATAATCTGTTAATGCAGTCAGATGCTGTAGCTCTAGATTATGCAAAGGCTTATGTAGCCAGCAGACAAGAAACCAGTATCCGAGTAGATGCCATAGTCCTAGATCTATATACCGACAATTACAACGCAGGAGTTATAGCAGCTTTAGATTTAGATTTTTTTGATCCGATTACAGTTAAGACTACCCAGCCTGGCGGATCGCTTTTAGAAAAGACTTTACAGATTTTTGGGGTACGGATGGCAATAACCCCGAATAGTTGGAAAACTACGTTCACGACACTAGAGCCCGTTATAGATGCATTTATCCTAAATAATAGCATTTATGGTACTTTGGGCTATAATGTCCTAAGTTACTAAGGAGTTCAAATGGCAGGTGCTGGGTATAAGTTATTCGCTACTGGCGATGTTTTAACAGCTAGCGATGTAAACACTTATTTAATGCAACAAACTGTAATGGTGTTTGCTAATGCAGCAGCTCGTACTACAGCATTATCAGGTGTTGTATCTGAGGGAATGTTGTCTTATCTAAAAGACACAAATGCGGTAGAAGTTTATGATGGTGCTAACTGGGTTGCATCAGATGATCCTAATGCTATTCAAAATACTATCGTAGCTGCTAAAGGCGATATAATTGGTGCTAGTGCTAATGATGTACCTGCCGTAACTTCCGTTGGTGCAGATGGCACAACACTTGTCGCGGATAGTGCCGCAACTACTGGATTATCTTGGAGTCCTAGTTTTGGATTTAGTGCTGGTAAAAACAAAATTATCAATGGTGATTTTCGTATAAATCAAAGAGCCTTTACTAGTAACACAGCGAATGGTGCATATAATTTTGACCGCTGGGTTCAGGTTAATGGTGGCTCAACTGGAACACTTACTATTACGCCTCAAACCTTTACTCCTGGAACTGCTCCAGTATCAGGATATGAAGCAATTAACTATGTTCAATGTGTAACCGCTGCGGGTGCAAGCACTGACACTTATGCTTTGTATAACCAATATATTGAGGATACAAGAACCTTTGCTGGACAAACAGTTACATTATCTTTTTGGGCTAAAGCAACAAGCGGAACACCAAAGATAGCAACTGAAATTGGTCAGAACTTTGGTAGCGGTGGTTCTCCATCTGCTGCTGTCTATACCGCTGGTGGTTCAGTTACTCTTTCTACATCGTGGGCAAGATATTCAATAACAATATCTGTTCCATCTGTTGCAGGTAAAACTTTTGGTACAACTGCTAATACATCCTATTTAGGAGCAACTTTGTGGCTAAGTTCAGGTTCTGATTTTAATGCGCGCTCATCATCTATTGGATTACAAAATGCAACATTCCATATTTGGGGAGTGCAATTAGAAGCAGGTTCAGTAGCCACAGCCTTCCAAACTGCAACTGGCACACTTCAAGGCGAGTTAGCCGCTTGCCAAAGGTATTATTTTAGACCAACCAGCAACCAAACTTATTCTTTTTATTGTGTTGGTGCTGCAAGAAATACAACACTTGTTGATTTTCTTCAAAACCTACCAGTGACAATGCGAACAATACCGACAGCAATAGATTATTCAAATTTAGGTATTTTAGTATTTGGCTCAGGTGCAACAGCCTTAACTAGTTTAGTCATAGACACGGTTGCCTGTTCTAATACAGTTGTGGCATTACAAGCCACAGTTGCGTCTGGTTTAACACAATTTCGTTTCTATTACTTATCAAACAATAACAATACAGCAGCCTTCCTTGGACTAAGTGCGGAGCTATAAACTATGGATAATGTAACTTTTATTGAAGTTGAAACAATGTCAGGCGTAGAAACTCACGCCATTATTGACCGAGGCAATGGGGAATTTACCTCAATGCCTAAAACTACTTACGATGAAATGATAGCGGCACAATCCACCCCGATTGTAACTGAGGATGAGTAAACAGCCCTGGCTGTGTGCAGCTGGTAAACAGTTAAGAGATCAGATTGATACCTGGTATCCAGATCGCCGCTCTACCAGTGATGGGTGGATTGGTGATGCTCGTCATAGCGCCACCAAATCGGATCATAATCCAGACAAATCTGGGTGTGTCAGAGCCATTGATGTGGATTCTCGCTTGGATTCATCCGAAGGGATCTCAATATATCTGGCTGACCAAATCAGAAAATGTGCGAAAACCGATAAGCGTATATCTTACGTAATCCATAATGGCATGATTGCAAGCAGGATACTTAATTTTAAGTGGCGTAAGTACAAGGGTTTTAATAAGCACACAAAACACATCCATATTAGCTTTACTAAAGCAGGCGACA